CTTCTTGTGAGCCGCCGAGATACTTCTTGACATACCTCTTGAAACCCATTTTTTTGACTAATTGTGTTTGCTGTCTAATAAACCTCCTTGATGAGGGGTCTGTCTTTACAACAAGTTCACCACTCTTTTTGTTCTCTGTTTCTTGCTTTTTTTCTTTTAGCCACTTTTTATAGTCTTCTCGTGACATTCCTTCTGGTCGTTTCATACTGTTTCTTTTTCTTTAACAATTTCCCAATATACTTCTCTTTCAGAAGATAATAACCAATCATAATCCTCAACACTTTCTACCACTCTTTCTTCATATGGAAGGCTGTCTATCTCTTTTAGGGCTTCCTCTTTCGTTATTATACCAACTGCAACATCAGCCCAATATTTGCCTCTATTATTTCAGGTGGAGTTAGCCACTCGGTTTTACCTGATTTGTTTAACCCTTTTCTTTCAAACAATGTGTTCGTGAACTACCCATCTACGCAAAAGCGATATATGGGCTTCGGCAATCAAACGCCTTGACTAATGCCAACGACTAATACCGTTTTTTGTTTAACGTGCGAATATATCCCGTACCCACACAAAGTTTTTAGATTATGTTATCTTGGTTATCGAAAACATATTAATTACTTTTAGGTTTCAAGCTATAAGTCAATATTCTAAGTCGCAAGCCCCCCCTGCGCAAGCCAGCTCGCCTGTCAAATCAGTGTTATCTACGTCTTCCTTAATTTTAGTCAAATCCACTTCTTCCATCAACTTTAACCTCCGTAAAAACTCTTTCTCATCACACTCTTGAAATGGAGCATCTTTGTAAGTTCCCCCAAAATAGGGCAGCACACTTAGTCCATGAAAGCTCTCTTTGTTCTCCCACATCCAATCTTTAAGAAAACCCCACTCATCGTCTCTAACAGAAACCGTTGCACTTACATTATTGGTGTTATCACCCCATCTATGGCCTTCTCTAACCCACTCTTCATTGAAACGCTTTACACGCTCTAAAAATTGTGTTATGTCATCATTTTCTCTTGTAATAGCCCCATTAGGCGCTTTTATTGGGCAACCAATCACCGCAGAATCAGGCTGCTGTTCCATCACTTTAATTAGTTCGGGATGGTGTTCGGTAAAGAAGTTATACATATCATCACCGACCTTACATTGAAAGTTTCTAACGTAGTATTTTGAATGCCAAGCATGGATTCCAGAAGACACTCCTAATACTGAACTCGTGCTTCCCGCGGGTTTCACGGTAGTCACTCTTGCCGCCTCTCCAATACCTATTTTAGCCGCCGTTATACTGTTTTGAAGCATAGCTTTTCTTGCAGCCTCTTGTAAATTCAAACCTAAAACATTCCCATTGCATATGCCTGTCAACCCAACACCGACTAAGTAATCTTCCTCTGTTTGTCTACGAGTCCTGCTTTTCAAATAATGAAAATCTGTAAATCCTGCTTGTAATGTTCCAAAGAAAGAAGCAACCTTCGCTCTTTCGTTGAAATCATCTTGGTTTTCTATTGTCCCTGCGTTAATGTCACAAAGGTTGCAAAATGAGTAAGGTCTTAGGTATATCTCACAACAAGGATTAGTCCCTCCCTCTCCATCGTCTTGTGTAAAATAAACCCCTGGCTCTCCACTGCCGCTATCTTCCACATATTGCATCAGCCTGTCGAACTCTTGTTTGTCTATGTCATTAACATTTACAACAAATGAATTATTTGCTCTACCTCTTTGTGGGTTAGTTTCCCACCAATTTCCTGCTTTTGCCGCCATCATCTCCTCATCATCAGGCGAAAAAAGAGAGATAAGTGCTGCTCTTCTTATGCCACCAGCCAACACAGCATCTGCCACGAAGCAAATTATGTCATGCACCTCTATAGGTTTTAGTTGGGAGTTTTCTTCTTTAGCCTCTAACAAAGACTCTATCTTAGCCAAGCACACTCGCAACGGCCCTGCACCAGGAGCTTTACCCCCAGAGGTAACTAAGATTTCTCCTCGCTCTCTTATTGCGCTAAAATCAAACCTTGGCTTGTATTTAGTAACCCCTAAATAAGACTTCAACAGAACTTTTATGGCATCAGCCCAACCTTCAATATCATCAGACACCAAAAACTTCTTATCTTTCAATGGCTTAGTTATTGGGGGTAATTGTGCTACATGGTGCTTTCTAACTGAGAAACCTACCCCTGTTCCTCCCAACAACAAAAACATCGTTTCTGAAAAGGAAGCTATGTCTTTTATTGGATGGTAATAGCAATTATAAATGCGACTTTCGTTCTTTTCCAAAGCTGGTCCCGCAAATTGCAACCCTCGCATACTTGGTAAGACCTTCTTGTCATAGAGGTGTTTACTATTCAATACAATTTGCTCTGCCAAAGAACCCTTCTCTACATTTATACTCTTGCTTTTCTTGAAAGAATCAGCAACATCTTCACCGCAATACTTTTTAAGCATAGCCGCCACATAACGGTCTATAATTTCTTCAAAGGTTTCTCGCCTTTTTAAATCACTTCTGTACCTTGCATACTTGTTGTACACAATAATGTCTGACATTAACTCAACACTCTTTTTTTCTAATCCGTCCATTAATTACCGTTTATTTTTTCTTATTGATTAACCCAAAGGCCAACTTCTTTTCCTGTTTCTACTTCTCGCCAAATCAAACACTTACTTATATCTGTTTTATATTCCCTTTTTGCTTTTAAACAGTCAAATGCTTCATCCAAAGAGAAAGTTTTACTCAACTGGGTTCTACCTGTAAAAATTTTTCCTACCACAACCTATAATTTATTGCCAAACTCGTTTAACTCACTAACACAATTTAACCTACAAAAGTTCGGCACTGTTGTATATTTTTCATTGTGTCCTCTGGTAACCAAATAAGTAAAAACACCTGCTCTTGTAGCTTCCTCCCAATTCTCATATCTGTCTTCAACAAACACTTCGGCAGAATGTTTTTTCAAACAGTCAATTTTTGAGTTGTCCATACCAACTGTTTCTACTGGCGCAGCAGGAAAGCCATTTCTATTTAACCACTCTTTGGTAACCGCTGTATCTATTGGTCTAGCCGTAATATAAACAACAGGGTCAAACTTTAAACACTCATGGCTTATCAAAGGTTCAATTCCTAACCAAAAATCTTCATCATCTGTTATGATATGGAAATTATCTCTGAACCTCCAATCATCCCAACTATACACAGGCAGACTTGCTTGCTCTTCTGTTAAAACCCCAATCTTTACCATGTGTTTTAGGAAGGAGGGGCCAAAGTCAATTATGCAGCCATCTAAATCCATAGCGACACGCTGCTTTTTCTGAAACACCTCTTTGTTCACAAACCTATCATCAAACTCTCGCTTGTTATAGAACTGGTACAAAAGGGCTTCTGCTTGCCATGCTATGTGAGCTAAGTGGTGAGTTAAACCCCATTTATCTGTTAGTTCTTGGTCGTAATCATGGTCATAGTTTTTCCCCAACTTAAATTTCTCTAGGTGTCTTTCTAACGACCCAATACTTTCCATGAAACTTTGCCCTTTGCGCCAGTTGTCGGGTTCATACTTCTCACCACCTTTGGAGTAAACTCGTGCCACTTCTCGCTTTGCGATAGGGTCCTTTAATTGGTACATTAACTTACCTGTGTTGTATCTTAATGCTTTGTTGTCCATGTTTTTGTTTTTAGTCTTGTTTCCTTAATCCAAGGTCACAAAAAGGTTTATAGTTTATACAACCATCCGTTACCTACATTAAATCCTCCGCCCGAACATTTTCGTACTTAGACCTTAGCTCTTGCTGAATGTCATCGACTTTTACATAAAACAACATTTCTAAGTTATTTAATGCGTCTTGTGGTGTTTCTCCAAACTCAACTAAGCCTAAGTCAACAATTTCAGCCATATATATGTCCTCTGATAGATATACTTTAACATTCCCCATTATAAAAAAGTTTTCAAATCTCTGTATTTTTTTGATTTTATTCCAGTAATAACCGCCCCTGCCGCATCACAAACATGCTCTGCTTTCGACATATTAACAACCATTTCTCCTTTTAGTTTACGCATTGGTATGTTAAAGTAAGAATATTTTTGCTGTATCACAGAAACTATCTCTTCTTTACTTGTGTCTTCTTTGCCGCACATAGACAGTTTTATATCTCTTGGTGTTACGTCAACCAAATCTTGTTCAATCGTCACCAGAGCAAAGCATGACACCGCATAGCTTATCGCAGCGTGATAGTTTTGTGACCCCGAAGGTGTTTCGGCAAAAACAACTCTTGGTTTGTGCTTGTTTAAAAAAGATGAGAGTGACTTATATATTATTTCACACCTATCTATCAAATGATTACTAGCCGCAATTTTTTTCTTTCCCCTCGCTTTAGTCTGTATCAAATCCCACCCTTCAAACACAATATCGTCTTGCTTTGTTATATGCCCCCAAACAAGACCTGTGTTGGTTAGGGAGGGGTCTATGCCTACAAATTTTATCTTACACATAGTTCACTTCTACTCCTAGGGACTTTAGCTCTTCCCCAATAAGATAACCCAGTTCTTGGAACATCAAATTATGAACTTGCGCTAAATTCAAAATTGCTTCTTTTTTAGAATAGCCTTCTGCCTCTACACCTAAAGCGTTCATGCTTGCAATCCAAACACCATTCTTTTGGTAAACTTCGAGTGCCAACTTTTCATCGTCAATCTCTTTTTTGTTATACGCCATTATCTATATCTTTTGTCCAAAAACTTATGCCTAATTCAAAATCATCAAAGTGTAGGTTTACATTCATCGCCTCATCCTCTCCAAACTCTAAATCTACTATGTCTGGCAGCTTTGATAGTTTGTTTAACGCTTTTAAAAGCTCAAGGTTCACTTTCTCTTCCGCCGAAAGGTTGTCGTAATATAAAGAAGACCTCCTAATCTCTTCCTCCAAGGATATAACCTCTGTCAAAGAAAGGTTTGAAGCGTCAGCCATTTGAACTTCTCCTGTATCTAAGTTCTCCACAAAGTAGTGGCTGTCAATGATTTCTTTTACCTTACAATGCTGCCCCTCAAACATAACTAAGTCAGACACAACAATTTTTTTATTGCTTAAATTCATACTACAATATTTCAAAGATTTCGGAAAGGATTTCGTTTCTGTGGTTTTCTTTTAACTCAGACCATCCTACTAACCCACTACTTCTCAATTTGTTCAAATGAGGTATGCAAGGGTCTTTTATTGAAGAGTCAACTTGATTTGGGTCGCCGCAGAAAATTATCTTTGAGTTCTTCCCCAATCTACTTAATATCAACTTAAACTCTGAAAACTCCAAATCCTCATACTCATCAACTATCACCACGCTATTGACAAACGTAATTCCCTTAGCAAAATCAACTGGCTTAATCTCTATTTGCTTTTTCTCCAACATCCTCGCCGTTGTAGAAGCTGTTTGGCATTGGTTGAAGTTATGTACTATGGGGAACATCCAAGGCTCTGATTTTTCTTGTAAAGAACCAGGAAGATAACCTAACTTGTTTTTAAGCATAGGGCGAGTTATCCAAATCTTTTCAAATTGCTTCTTTCTAATGGCAATTATAGCCATCCCAACAGCACATAGAGTTTTCCCCGAACCGAACCAACCGTTAATAAAGTTAACATCGTATTGGTGAAACAGTGCGTGAGCATCTTTTTGCTCCTGAGTGAATCCCACTTTTAGTCGGGGGTTTTTCGCTCCGTTAGGTTTCTCTTTAGTTTGTGACATTTATTGTTTTTATAATTCTTAAATTGGTAAACAGCTGTTTAATTTTAGTCCCTCTCGGGCATTTGTTTTTACAAAACATAAAATTTTTCAGTTTGTTGTTGGTTTATTATCTAAATATCGTTCGATGCGCTGATTGTGACTTTGCTTCTCTGTTTCCATATGACAAGCCCTGCCTTCCATTCTTATGTTGTTCTCCCAATCCCAAGCTAGCTCAACCTTACCTAACTTTTGACACTCATCTACACTTACTATGTGAGAAGCATCTATTGGTTTGCAAGTGTTTTCTCCGCAGCTTGTGCAAAAATTATAACCAAACTCTTCTACTTGCTTTTCAACAGCTTTTCTTTTGGCTTCTCTTACTCTTACATCAATCTCTGCTTTTGTGTATCTGTTGCCATGAGAGTCTGAATATGTGTTTGTTGAAGACACACGAGATATCTTGCTTTGCTTTTTCTTTTGAGGCTTAGATTGTTTCTTTTTTTGTGCCGCAACTCCATAACAAAATTTACACATCCCTCGCCCAAAAAGATACTTTTGGTGTCCGCAAGATTTACATACTTTCTTTTTCCTTTTTATCACTTACTTTTGTTTTACTTTTTCTTCCAAGTTTCTAAAGTCTCCTTGCTTATAAAGTACAAAGGATTCTTTTTCGTGTTCTTCTACACTATACATTACCATACCATCTTTTTCAGGGTTTGACTCAATTATAACAGATTGTTCTGCATCTGCTGTAAATATTTTTATTTGTTTCCAACTCATAGTTTTGTTTTTATTCTTCTCCCTTACAACAACACAAGATACGAAAAGGTTCTCACTCCTACAAATATTTTACTACTTATTTCAGAAAAAGATATTGTTGCCAGCCTTGAATCGGTAAGTTGAAAGTAGGCATAGTTAGCCCATTTTCTAAGATGTGTCGTTGTCTCAGAATTGCTGCTGTTTTGTCCTAAAAACAGGGTCGCTTTTTTTGGAACGTATTTAATACCTTCCTGCTTAGTAACTGTATATTACAACCAGTATCTATTTAAGACCTTTAATAATATCTTCATAGTATATTATTACAATAAGATATAGATACAATAAAGTTATATACACCCAAGATATTAGTAACTATATATTAGTTCTAATAAGTAGTAGTAATATAAGTATATATCATACCATATTAAACTTAAAGACCTAGACGAAAAACTAAACTAGTTGCCGCCGAGATAAAAGTTCTTTAGCTCTAAGCCAAAGCTCCAACCTTTCAAAAAACCTAACCTTGCCCCACTAACATTTTAGTGGGAGTGCAATGTTCCATCACTCTCGAAGTAGTCAAACTTGCTTTCGCCATTGACACAAATCTCAGAGATATGCTCGAAGTGAGTCTGGTTGTAAAGACCAGTGTGAACTCGCTCCAAAAATAAACTCGTGAGATTAGAGTTAAGGAAAATCTTAACGTTAGGGTGCGTTAAGCGAACCCTGTGGAAAAATGTATCATGGTTCTTACCCGTACCAATCTTAGTAAATTTCAGTCGGCCATTACTCTTCTTAAAGCCTTCTTCCCAATCACAAGAATCTTTTACAGTACGAACTAAGAAATCCAGATAAACGTGGTTATCAACGTTGAAACCATTTCTCCACTTACGGATTGTTGACACAGGTGTTTTCAAAAACTGGCTGATGATAGAATCGGAAACTTTTACGAAAGTGTGGGTGTCGTTAAACTTCAGTATCGAGGAGTGGTCGCCCCTGTCAAACCGTTCACTTGTCCATTCGCCACTTTCGTAATCGTAGCTATTCACGCCATCAGTTTCAGCTTTCTCCACGCCCTTGCCTAACAAAGCCGTAACCAAACTTAACAGATAACCTTTGAAAATAATTTTTGATTCCAAAGCGTAGTGTGGTATGTACGCTTGGTGTGTTGTTTTACAATTTCTAAGAGCCACCCGTCTGTGCTTTAGAACTCTCTCGTCTGAGATAAAGCCCATTTTGCGTAGCTCTTTGATGTGCCGCCGCTGTGCTGACGACATCTCTGTGATGTATTTGCCCTTTCTCATGAAGTACCCCGCATTCATCGAACCAATCTTGCGAAGTTTTGCGTAAGTGTAGAGCAAATCAATTTTGTTTTCTCTCATCATCTCGCAGACAAATTCGACATTGTACATCAATTTGCCGCCAGAACCCTCTAATTTCTTGGCTTCCCACTTTTTGAAAGCCTCCATTTGACGCTTAATTTTCTTAACGCCTTTGTCTGTCATACCATTCTTATCCACAAAGACTGACATAGAATCGCTCAGATTGCCCATAAATCGCTCTGTAGCGACTTTTACAGCCTTAGTGGACATAGACCCCACATCAAAGTTTTTCTTCGCTCTCTGGGCTTGTATGGCGTTTATGTAACAAAGTGCGTGCAAAGAGAACTTATTCCCAACATTTCTTGTTGAGTCATCATAACGGTATTTGTAGATAATAGGGTCTTTAATCCTACTAACTTTCCGTTTAGACTTCTTCTTTTTTAGGGTTGCACCCACGTTGTTTACTTTTCACCCCTGTCGGGGATTCGATTAAAAATTTGCATCTTGCAATTGCATAAATGCTCTTGCTTCGATGCAAGCTACGGAAAATAAAATGAAATACCAAATTTTAGACCAACTTTTTTATATTTTTGTTAAGAAGGCGACATTTGTAATAGTTTTAACATTTTTTTGAAATACACGCCTAAAAATTTTGAGATTTGGGTATTTTTTCTTATATTGAGGACTCAACGAGCGAAACAAACCAATTTAACAGTGGAGATAACAAAAAAACATAAAAATCAAAAAGACTATTACCTTTCTCTTTGCATGGCTCTTTCGGGGCTGGTAAAAAAAGATAATCGTCTAACTGCAAGAGAGGCTGAGTTTTTATCTGAGTGTTGCTGTTTGTACCAAAGCGGTGCAGACTTGAACGACCCCAGTGTAATATTTGAGCATTTCTTGGGGAAAGGTTTGTTGAGTGATAGGCAGTTGATAAGTAACTACAAGACCCGATTAGGTATTAAAAAGTGGGTAGAAACAGGTTACAAGAAATATCAGCTACCTAAGATGTTGCGAGAAAAGCCAAATGGTTTTAAGATAGAACTGAGCATAGAGGATGGGGAAGAAGAGTAAATACATAGCGTGGAAAAACGATAAAATTGGGCGTGTTTTTAATGAGGCGGCAAAAAAGTTTGACGTACCTCCATCACAAGTGAGTGAGATATTTTACTGTATGTTTGAGGATGTGTCGGAAGTTTTGAAACAAGATGACTTTCCAATCATACGGATTCCAAAGATAGGTGTTTTGGAGCCATCTATAAGGAAGATAAAAAACAACTTAAAAAGGATTGAGTACGCTTATCAAAAGTATTGTTATGAGGATTGTGACACCAAGAGGTGTAGGGAAATGCAAGCTAAGATAAACAAATACAAAAGGTCTTTAAGTAGAAGAATAAAAGAAATTAAGCGGCAAAAGGAAAACAAAAAAATCCGTAAAAATAAATTTTAGAACAATAAAAACAGTATTATATGGGAATGATTAGTAAAGAAGGAGTATTAGAAGGTTCGGGAAAAAGACAAGAAAGCCAAGATGAAATGGTGAATATGTTTTTAGGTTTTGACCAGCAAGATTATAAAAACCTCAAGAAAAGTTTTGATACTTTCTTAGACCAAGAGGTTAACCCTTTGTGGGGTAATTACATTTTGCAAAAAGACAATGTAGTGGTTCAAGTATTTTCTTTTAACCCTATGGACCACAAGGAAGATTCAGTTGAATTATTTTTGGCTCATGGTAGAACTAATAAAGAGTTGCACACGATAAGTTTCCCACTCGGTGTTGTTTTGGCGGCAGGTGAAAATGCTGTGTATTTGAAAGATGGTAAAGAGGTTAGGTATCAGAAAGGCGATGTTATAAAACTAAAAGACAAGGACTCTCGTGTGGTTAAAAACCCAACGTATGAGCAGTGGATAAGTACAGACTATGAGGATAGTAATATGAAAAAGGTAGGTAAAGAGCCTCCTGCTAAGATAAGCAACCTTCATAGGTCGTTTGGCAAGTACCGTTGCAAAGTAAACCCTTTTGATTCTGTTTTTAATAGAGAGGATATGTTTACTTTTGATTTACCGAGTATGTACGTTGAGGGTGTCATTTTGGAACCTAAAGCCTTTTTGAAGTAGGATGGGTGTTTTAACAGCGATACTGTTTTCAATTGCAGTGGTGTATGGGATAGGAGTGTTGATTGCTTTTATTTCTACTTCTGGAAATTTGGAGATAAAAACAATTGACCTTCTGAAACCAATCAAGTGGTATAGTTATGTGGTTGGAAGTGTTAAGGGTTCTTATTTAAAGCCTCACATAATTGAGCAGTATGCTTTGAGGTTTAATGATGATGAGTGTAGTAAGTGCATTGAAAACGGCAAATGTTCCCATTGTGGGTGCGATATGCCTGAGAGGGCTTTAGTGGCATTTGAGAGTTGTAGTGCAGGTAATTGGGGTCCTATTATAAAAGATGAACAACAGTACAAAGAGTTTAGGAAAGAACATCCAGTAACAATAAAAATTAGCTATGGCGAACAGCAATGAATTTGAATCTCGGATTGTGGATATAGGCACAATAGTTTCGGGGTCTAAAAAGAATGAAGTGTTTTGGAAATTTAAAAATCTCACCAAAGAGGGGATAGCAAAAAACGATGGTGGAACTTTTGCTATTGTTCCTGCTTGTGGATGCACAGCAGATATTGAGGTTCAAAGTGGAGGTATAAAAGCCTTATACAATGATGGCGGCAAGAATAAAGGAGACATTTTAAAACGATTAAGAGTATTTACAAAAGACACAAATGGAGACATACCGTTAAAGAAAAAGAATAATAGGGGGGTAAAGACTTATAACTTCAACCATCCTCATGTAGTCTTATCTTTTGCGGCTAATGTTCAATAAAGTTCTTCGCTGCTCGTAGGGGGAGTTCAATGCCAGTGCTTACGGCAACTTCCATCCCACGAGTCAAACAATTGACATGGAATGGAAACTGATAGAAGGGAGTGTAGATAAACCGTTCTTTGAGCAGAACCCTGACTTAGCGTATTTTTCTGTAATTAAAAGATTGATTAAGAAATTCAACAAGGGTAATGCAGGGAAGATAATGTGGGCGGTTTATATGACCGAGGATATTGAGGGTGCTTTTTACGGAAGACCTATTGAAGAGAAGAGGTCAGAGGTACAATCCAACTTCTTGCAAGATGTAGACAATTTTGATTGGGAAGATGGCACTGTACAAAAAGTTGTAGAGGAGTACCCTAAGATAGCGATGCCCCCAAAAAAGAGGCGGTACAAAAGATTACAAGATATATTTGACCTTATGATTACTGATTTAGAAACTGGTGGGGATGAAAACGGCAAGTCTAAATACAGCACCAATGATTTAAAAAACTTACAAGCGGTTCTCACCAAAGCTGAAGATGAGTGGGAAAAAGAGTCAGATAAGTTATCAAGTGAGCGTGGTAGGCAAAAGTCTAACGACACGTTTTGGAGAAGTAAGTAATGGCAGTAAAAGACTTAAATACAATAGAGCCTGTTAGGCTAATACCTTTCGACTTATATAATATAAGTGACTTCTTAGTAGATGAGCATCCAGAGATACACCCTTCCAATCCGAGGTACAAGGTGTATTGGCGTGACCACATGGAAGACTGTATCATTGGGAAGTGGGGGGATGATTCTGATGGGGATAAAGGAGGTTGGAGGTGGTGTCCTGGCAACCTCTATTTCTATGTTAATGACTGCGTGATAACGAAAGAGGCAGATGGTAATTCTCAAGAAGAGATTAAACCTTTTCTAAGAGACATAGAGTGGCTAATTTATTATTCCTTGTCAGAGTGTCAAGGATTTTCTGGTTTTGAAGGGGATGACGAATATACTTGTTACAGACCTATTGGTAAGAAAGAGAAAGGGGAAGAGTTATTGGGCATAGAGGAGTTGTGGATAGAGAAGTACAGTAATGTGCTTAAAAACAAAGATGGGGAATACAAAAAGTATATAGAGGCACGAGAGTATTTATATAAGACCCACGACAAGCCCTTGGGCAAGCCTTTATATTATAACCAAACACAAGACTTTCTTTTGTTCTCTACGAGGGGTGGAGGTAAGTCTTACGGCCTTGCAGGGGATTTAACATACAGGTTTACTTTTGGAGGTGCAAGGAGCATTGAAGATTTCTTGTCTGAAGACAGCAAATCAGTTTCAGTTGTAGGGGCAGGTAAAAAAGAAAAGTCCTCAGCGTTCTTAAATAAATTTGAGAACATGTATGAGAACTTGCGAAAAAATATAGGGGCTTACAACAAAGTAACCCCCAATATAAATGGGCCTTTGTACAGACCCACTGAGGGTTCTTTAAGTGCTAACTCTTCTTCGGGGGTGACAAACAGAGTCACAATAGAAGGGGGAGGTGGTAAAGTAGGTCCTGGCTCTGAGATACATCATGTTTCATTTAACTCTGACCCGTCAGCGGCAGCAGGGTATAGAGCGAACGTATATCTTGAGGAAGTCGGACTTTGCCCGAATTTTAAAAAAGTGCATGGTGAGAACCAAGCAACAATGGAAAGTGACTCACGATTTGCCTTTGCTTGTTACATTGGTACAGGGGGTCAAGTAGAAAAAACAGAAGAGGTTCAAGAAGTTTTTGAGAACCCACGAAGTTTTAATATTCTACCTTTCATTGATAATTTTTCGGGTAGCTATAGAGAGATAGGTTGTTTTATTCCAGCCCCTTATAGAAAGAATATTTATAAGGACAAGAATGGAAACACAGATTATAAGAAAGCATATGCTGATGAGATAAAGCAGCGTATTGCTAAAAAGAAGAAAAGTTCTGCGGCTTACGAAGACCATTGTATATCTTGGCCGATTTACCCACAGGAAATGTTTTTATCTTCTGAGGGGAATCCGTTTCCAACAGACATGGTTGATGATAGACTTATAGAGTTAAAGTCTAATGATTCTTATGAGTGGAAAAAGAAAGCTATAGTTTGCAACATAGAATATACAAACTCTGAAAAGACAGAGGCAAATTACTACGAAGATAAAAGAGGTGTTTTAAAACCAGTAGTTAGACATAACGAAGAGAATAATGTAGAAGGTAGTTTGATAGAGGGAGCATTTGTTATTTACGAACCCCCAATGCCGAACAGACCTTCTCTTTTTGAGAACCCACCTTTGTACATGACATTCTATGACCCTGTTTTAAATGATGAAGGAGGTTCTTCTTTATGTGTAGCAACAGTGTTTAAGATGTTTGATTTTTCAGGGGATGACAAAGACATTAAGTTTAACATTGTAGCTGAGTGGGTGGGAAGGAAAATTGATACGGACGACAACCACGACCAAGCATTTAAGCTGGCGGCTTTATATAACAGTAGGCTGTTGCCTGAGACAAATATAAAAGATGTAAAGCGTTTTGCCACCAAGACGGGTAGGTATAATATGTTAGAAGACACACCTTGGGGTGCTTTAGGGGAGATAACTAAGGTGACTAAATATCAGGACAAAGGAGTGCCTGTAAAGAAAGGAATGATACCTTACCTTGAAAGATACCTAAACGACCTTCTGCGGCAAAATGTGACGTTCTCAGAGGACTTTGAGTATGTAGGAAAAGAAGGGTTAGAATATAATGTAAAAGCTATGGTTGAGGAATGTTATTCTCTTAGGTTTTTAGAAGAGCTTAAATTCTACCGTAGGTCGGGTAACTATGATTATGTCTCTACAATGATGCTGGCTGCTTTGTGGGTAAAAGAGTTAGAGATACAACCAGTACAACAATATACAGAACAAGAAAAGAACAACAAGATAAACGAATTAGCTGGCATAATGAACAATTGGAACAATGAAATAAAAGCGAACACCGCATTCAACCGTTAATTATGGCAGAGAAAAACATAGGTGGGGACATGAACTCACCAAGATACTTAGACGAATACAATCCACATTTAGACTTAACTGTTTCTGAGCATAAGAAACGAAAGAATGACTATGATTGGGCTAAATACATGATGGATTATTTCATGACTTTTGATAATAAGAGTCCTGAAGATTTGGAGAAGTATGATGAGCGTTGGGAGTTGCACAGAGGAAGTTGGAGTAAGTTAGAGAAATACGAGGAAGACCTCAGTTTTAAGTATGAGGGTCAAGAGTACGGTATAAAAGGGCTAAAGATGCGGCACTTTCCTATTATCAATAGGGTGTCGATGAATATCTTGGGGGGAATAATTTCCAACCCTTTAATTACAATGGTAAAGGACTTTTCGCCAAAAAGCAAAAATTACAGAGAAAGACAGAAATTAGAGTTTGCTCAGAACTACGCTTATGATAAGTTAGTAAAGCCTAGAATACAAAAAATACAACAGGAGTTTTTACAAGAGATAGGTGAAGAAGCTGTAGAAAATGCGACACCAGAGCAGCAACAAGCTATACAACAAGAGTTAGGCAATAGAATAGATTCTTTGGTTCCTGAAGACTTAAAAATGGCGATTGACACTCAGTTGTCGCCCGAAGAAAGAATAGGACAAAAGTTCTTGGAACACTTTGTAAAGGAAGAGAAAGTTAATGAGAAATTTAGCTTAGGTGCAGAAGATGCAGTTGTTAATGCGGAAGAGTATTACCGAATAAACATAATCAATGGCAAACCTCGAATGGAGGTTCTTAATTCTAAGTATGTAGACTTTGGTGGCAGTGAGCATGTAGAGTTTTGCGAAGATGCTACATACGCTAAATATGAGCAGTATTTAACGCCACAAGACGTTATACAGAAGTATGGCAAGCACTTAGTCAAAAAAGACATAAAAGAGCTTGAGACGCTGTTTAACAACTTCACATCGGGCGGTTACAACAGAAGTCAAGAACAGTGGGAGAATTTAAGCCTTACTGAATACATGGCAGATAATCCTGCGATAGAAGATTTCATAAGAAGTTCGGGGGTTTATACAAAAGAAGGTCAGGATAAACTAAAATACCTATATGCTAAAGTTGGGGGTCTTGGGGGTGGAAACCACAGGAACACAACTTATTGGGGTATAAGAGAGACTTATGTAACATGGAAGTGGCTGCGCCACATGAAAATGGTTACACGAGTTATAAACGGTAAAGAGGTTGAAGTTTTCAAAGACCATCATTATAAAAAGAACGCTTCTAAAGGAGATATTAAGATAAAAGAAATAATGGTTCCTCAAGTGTGGCATGGAGTTACTTTGGGGGAAACAGGCAGTGATTTAAAGATAATGGTAGAACCTTTCCCTTATCAGTATAATTCTTTGAAAGACCCTTTCGATGTAAAGCTGCCTATCTTTGGATGTAAGTTTAACACACACCGAAACAACACAAAAAACATTTCCTTTATAGATTTGGGAATGCCTTTTCAGTTTGAGTACAATTCGCTGAAACGAGATTGGGAGAAATTTAGACGTACAAACATTGGAAAAGTACTGTTAGGCACAGTCAATATGATTCCTGATAACATGTCTCCTGGCGACTTCTATGGGATGCTACAAAACTTAAAGTTAGGTCTTGTATCAGACAAATACGAAGGTAAACAAGGGCGAGGGCTAGAAGGCTTGAAGGGTGTTGATTTATCACAAGGGCAGGAGATGCTTGAAGTGTTAAAAGACATGGAGATGGTTAAAGAGGACATGTATGAAGCCATGTACTTTAACAAACACAAGTTAGGTCAAGGGGGTCAGTATTCAACAGCCACACAAACACAAGTTAACGTACAGGCTGTTGATGCACAGCTTTCAAAATTTCATGATAAGCGGCGGCAGATAAAAGAAAGAGTGTTATTGTTTGCATTGAACTTAACAATAGCTGCTTATCACGATGATGATGACAAAAAAGCCCAAGTGTTAGATGATATGTCTATTGCTTACTTAGAAACCAACTATGAGTTTTTAAGTATAACTGAGTGGGCTGTTCATGTTGTCGATGACTATAAAGAGTCAAGACGACTAGAGCAAGTGAGAATGCAGATTCAGGCATTCATACAAAATGGTGCTACCACAAAAGACATTATAGCTATCATGAGATCTTCTTCACTTTCGGAGTTACAAGAGATTGCCGAGAGAATTGATAAGAAGAAAGAGGAGCAAGTTAACAATCAACGTCAGCATGAAAGTTCTATGATTGACAAGCAGAACCAATATGCACAGAAGTTGGCAGAGTTCCAGCAGAACAAAGAAGATGTTCGCAAGCAAGCTGAGTTGGATGCCTCTATCAAGAGAGCAGAGCTTTCAGCACAGCAAATGGAGAGAGCCGCAGATATCAATAAGAATAATATTGCGGACAGCACAGAGAACGCAAGAGCGAAGTTATCTGCGGAAGAAAGGATGAAACAACGTGAATTAGAGTACAAAAGGTGGGAGACACTACAGAAATTGAGAGATAAATAACCACTATGTATTATAAGTTTGAAAATAAATGTATTAAATAATTTGGTAAAGTTAACATTTTGCCGTATAATTGTTAACAGAACACCGAAAGCAGATAAAACAATAAGTGATGGGAAAAAGTATATTTAATAATGATTCTGGTGGGGACACCCCATTTGAGTTATTAACATCAGAAGAACCGAAGAAAGATGAAAAAGAGGAAGTCGTACAAGAAAGGCGGAAAAGTGAAGAAGTACAAGAAGGGCGGAAAAGTAATGTGCAAGACCAAAAAGGCTTTCAAGAGGAAGAAGTAGAAGATACTCCTTTAGAGGATATTACAGATACGTCTGGCCAAGAGGAAGAAGAGCAGGAAGATGAGAAAGACATATCGGATGATTTTGAAGTAGAGGTTGAACAAGGGGTAGAGAAGCCCATAACAAACCTTTTAAAAGAGCGAGGGTATTTACCCGAAGATTTTGAGTTTAAAGAAGGGTTTACCAATGAAGATTTGGAAGAAGCTCTTGTAGCGAACTTAAATGAGAAAGCTCGGCAAGAAATACGGGCCGAAGTTGCTGAGGATTTAAGAAACAACGGAGTAGACCCACAGCTTGCGGAACTAAATAAGATAAAGTCTTACGGTGTTTCACAAGACGAGTTAGAGAAACTTGACTATTACGACAGGTTATCTAATATTTCTGTTTCAGAGGACAATGAGAACTTTGACGACATCATGGAAAAGATGTCTTTAGCATATTTCGAGCAAAAAGGTTTTGACCAAAACGATGCGAAACGATATGCGACAAAAGACTTAGAGGAGTTTGAGCCAGAAGAGTTAATGGAGAAGTATAAAGGTTATTTTTCAAAAGAGAGTAAATCTTTAAACTCTTCAATAAAGTCTAAAATAGAGCAAGGACGAGAAAACGAACAGAAGTCTAAAGCAGAGGAAGCTCAAAAACTTAGAAGTCTTTTAGACAAAGGCGAGATAAAAGGCCAAAAGTATTCTAAGGAGCAAATGGACATAGTAAGAGAGCAAATGTTCAAGAAGTCAGAAGTAGTTGAACTGCCTGGCGGAAAGAAGATAAAAGTAACTCCACTTAAAAAGAAAAAGATGGAGTTGGAGAATGACCCAGAGGCTGCTTTGAAAGCAAATATCGACTTTATATTAGGGCACGATATTAAAACTGCCGAGAAGAAAGGAGAAAATAAGGGCAAAAGAAAATTCATTAACGAATTAAATAAATCATTAAAAGTCAAGCAAAAAAGCACAGGTGATACTTTCAACCAAGTTTTTGAGCAGATACAGTAATTAGAAATAAGAAGTCCATAGGGTTTACCCCGTGGATGAATTGTTAAATAAATAAAAATAATAGGGAAGGGCATTTCCCAACAGTCGCAAACGTGGGTCATTAGGTCGAGCGTTGGCTGTACAATCTTCAGAGATTCGTCTCTAAGAGTATGTCAAAATAATAATAATTAAAATCTAACCATGACTAATCCTTTAGAAAATAAGTTTACGATTTACCGTCAAAACGGGGATAAAAATTCTAAGATTTACAAGAATTTAGACTTGGCTCACATGTTCCAAGTATTCCCTGAAATATGTGACTATGAGATGTTGGAACCTGCGATGCGCAGAGTTGCTAGTTATTCTCGACCTCATATTATAGGACAAGATGGTACTATGATGCGAGTTTTTGAAGAGCGTGCTGTTATACAGGACTTCAACAAAGACTATGCACAGTGGAGGCTTTACACGGAAGATTCGGACATCCGAACTTTCTTTGCGAAGAACTTAGAGCCTAAAGATGCTGAGTCAGGTGTTGGTGAAACAACATTTGAATTTGGACTTGACACTGACAACTTAGGTCCTCGTGACGTTATTATATTTGAAGATTATCGTGATGTACCTATTCTGATCACATCTCATCCAGACCCAATTGAAGCAAATGTGTTCGCTTACGAAGGCAAGTTGATTAACACAGAAGCAGAGTTCATTAACTTTTCTGACATTCAGTTAGGTAAGCGTATCATCCAAATTGGTTCTCTTCGAGGAGAGGCTGCTATTGAGCGTGGTAACGTAACGTTGAACGGTGGAAACTCTTATGTAGAGTTTGAAGCTCCAATGACAGAGATGGGTTGGCAGATGAAGGTTACGGATAAGGCGTGGAAAGCGGCTAATGATTTCGTAATCGAACCAAGCGAAAAGAATACAGAGGTTATGAATGCCTTAACAGAGAATTTGGGGAGTGCTAAGAGCATCCTTCACTCTGAGTTGGAACAGAAGTTCTTTAGAGCAACTAACCGACAAATTGATATGTGGCTTACTTATGGTAGGTCAGCAAACCGTTTCTCTTCTGAGTTCCTAGATGGACTTACAGAGCGTAACATGAATGCAGGGCCTGGACTTTATGAGTACCTTGAGTCTGCACACCGTGACGAATATCCAGTAGATAACGGCAATTTAGATATTTTCCGAAACTTCTTGAAGCGAGTTTGGCATAACAAAGTAAACGAACAAGACCGAGTGGTTGACGTTTACACAGGTTCTGCGGGACTTGAGTTAGTTCAAAAGTGGTGTCGTGCAGAAGATATTGATGCAGTACATCAGACAGAGGATTTACACTACACCAAAGAAGGTGGGTATTTTGAAGGCCGACAAGGTGTGGTTATTGGTAAGAAACAATACATAGGGTTCTACATTGAGCCTTTTGGTTTGGTTCGTTTCCATCACCTACCGTTCTTAGACAGTAACGCTGTAGAGACACGGATGTATAAAAACTATCCAATTTCTTCTTACCAGTTCTTGATTTTTGATTTTGGTTATGGAGATGTCCGAGACGACTCTAACATTGCTATTCTTCGAGATCAGCAGGAAGAACAGTTTGGTGTAGGACTTGGTTCTTGGGGACCTTTCGGTGGAACTCTAAATGGAGATTCCCGACTAAGCACAATGCAGAACACTCTTGGAAAAGAGCGAGCGTATGAGTACATACGTGATAGTAAAATGGGTTTCATAGTCAAGGACACCAGCTCAATGCTGTGGCTACAACCTGCAATTTCATAAACAAAAAGCAATACAACAATGGCGATTTTTACATTAACGTACACGAAGAAGAACAGTCTTTTGAAGGCAGTTCGTATGCCTGAACTCAAACGTGAGAACGGGGAAATCAAAGATTCTAGGGTTTATAAAGGTGATGCAATACCTGGGACCGTGCAGGGTCGGTGTATCAAGTTCGATACTGAGAAAAACCGATTCCCTAT